GTTCGTGAAACTTTGACACGAATCGGAGTTGCATCGAGAAAGGAGAAAAAACTATATCAATCTTGCCATATTCTTCATAAGCAAGGTAGATACTTCATCGTTCACTTTAAAGAATTGTTTGCTCTCGACGGTAAGCACGCCAACTTGACTGTGAATGATGTTCAAAGACGCAACCGTATCGTTCGTCTCCTCGCTGACTGGGGACTGATTACGGTTGTTAAGGAAGATGCTGTAACTGACATCGCTCCACTCAATCAAATTAAAGTTCTTGCCTATAAGGACAAAGGAGATTGGATTCTGGAACAAAAGTACAACATTGGTAAGAAAGGTAAAGCGGTAGAAACCGAATAAAAATAAGCGGGTTTTCACTACCCGCTTTTTTTGTAATGTCTTATAATTAGAAATGGATGCCTTCGGGGTCCACAAAACACAAACTCGCTTTTAAAGGAGATACCATAATGACCAACCTTGCAACTTCTAGGTTTACCTCTGCGGATATTCCTGCTTTGATGGAAAAAATTGGCCGCAATAGTATTGGAATGGATGAATATTTTGATCGTATTTTTAAACTTCACGAAACAACTTCTAACTATCCTCCATATAATCTAGTTCAAGTAAGCAACGTAGAATCACGACTTGAACTTGCACTTGCTGGATTTAAGAAAAAGGAGGTTTATGTCTACACACAAGATGGGAAACTATTCGTTGAAGGTCAAAAAGAAGACAGAAAATCTGATGCCAACTATGTCCATAAGGGACTAGCTCAACGATCTTTCAAAAGAGCATGGACAATGGCAGATGATACAGAAGTCGCAGATGTATCCTTTGAAGACGGACTCCTCTCTGTCAACTTAAGAAAGATTGTTCCGGATCATCATAAGAGGAAAGATTACCTATAAATAAAAATAAAAAAATGAAAACCTTCCAGGAATTTAATGCCATCTTAAAAGAAATGAAAGGTGATTTTGGTGCAGATGCAAAACCACCTAAAGCAAAGTGTGGTTGGGCAGGAACAACAACTTATGCTATGCTTCCTGGAAAGAAGGTTTGTAAGTTTAAAAGAAAGAGATAAATATAATTGAATATCGTCGGCGCGAGGAGCACCTGGCAAAATCCAGGTTGACTCCTCCTTTTTTTGTTGGTAGAATACTGAGAGGTATGGAGTGCAAATGACTGTAAAACTTTTACTTTTAAAGTCTGGAGAAGATATTATTGCAGACGTAAAAGAGATGGTAGTTGGTAAAGAAGAAAATGTGAGGGTTGTTGGATATTTTCTCCACAAACCTTGCGTTGTTAAGATGACCCCTCCATCTAATGTTCCCGAAGAATTTAAAGAAGAAATTGACCCACAGAAAGCATCTTTTCAGGTAACTCTTTTCCCGTGGATGCCTTTGTCCAAAGACAACACTATTCCAATTTCTACTGATTGGGTTGTTACTATGGTAACTCCAAGCGACAAACTAAATGACATGTATACTGAGGATGTAATGAACTATGGAAAAGACAATCAAAGTTTTGGCACTGACCAACAATCTAATTCTAATAACCAAAATTGAAGAAGTTGGTGCTGATATTGGAGAACCAGATTGTAAACTCATATCACCATTTGTTGTAAAAAGTGATAAAACTTTAGAACCATTTCTTTGTGGATATACAAAAGAAAAAATTTTTATGATGAGTTCGGAAAAGATTCTTACTCTTGTGGATCCAACACCAACTCTACTTGAAAAATATGAAGACTTGATTAAAGAATGATGCAACGCTTTTATACTAATGTTCAATTGATTGGAAACCAAATTCTTGTTCGTGGAGTTGAAAATGGAAAGAGATTTGAAAGTAGAGATGAGTTTTACCCAACTCTCTTTGTAAAAACTAAAAAAGAATCAAAATATAGAACTTTAAGTGGAGAATTTGTAGAACCTATAAAACCAGGAACTATCCGAGATTGTCGTGAGTTTTATAAAAAGTATGAAAGCGTAGATGGATTTGAGATTTATGGAAATGACAGGTATATCTGCCAATACATTTCTGAAAAATATCCAGAGGATGAAATCAAGTTTGATATTAGTAAAATCAAACTTGTAACTCTGGATATTGAGGTTGCTTCTGAAGCAGGATTTCCTGATGTCGAATCTTGTTCTGAAGAAATTCTTTCAATTAGTATTCAGGACTATACTACTAAAGAGATTATTACTTGGGGAGTCAAACCTTTTAATAATAAGCAAAGCAATGTGACCTATCACTATTGCCCTTCGGAGTATGAACTTCTCAATCACTTTATCAATTATTGGATGTTCAATGTTCCTGATGTAATCACTGGGTGGAACATTCAGTTGTATGACGTTCCTTATATTTGTAAACGTCTAAATCGTGTTCTTGGTGAGAAACTAATGAAGCGTTTCTCTAACTGGGGACTTGTAACTGAAGGGGAAACTTATATTCAAGGAAGAAAGCACACTACATTTGATGTTGGTGGTCTAACGCAACTTGATTATCTTGACCTCTATAAAAAGTTTACTTATAAGGCACAGGAGTCTTATCGTCTTGATTATATTGCTGAAGTGGAACTTGGTCAGAAAAAACTGGATCACTCTGAGTTTGATACTTTCAAAGATTTCTATACTCAAGGTTGGCAAAAGTTTATTGAGTACAACATCGTTGACGTAGAACTTGTTGACCGTTTGGAAGACAAGATGAAACTCATTGAGTTGGCACTGACAATGGCATATGACGCTAAGGTAAATTATGCTGATGTGTTTTACCAAGTGAGGATGTGGGACAACATTATCTACACATATTTGAAGAAAAGAGATATTGTCATTCCACCAAAGAATAAAACACAGAAAGACGAAAAGTATGCAGGTGCTTATGTAAAAGAACCTATTCCTGGAATGTATGATTGGGTGGTGAGTTTTGACTTGAACTCACTATATCCCCACCTGATCATGATGTATAACATCAGCCCTGAGACTCTATTGGAGGAAAAGCATCCAACAGTCTCTGTAGATAAGATTTTGAATCAAAGTCTTAATTTTGAAATGTACAAGGATTATTCTGTGTGTGCTAACGGAGCAATGTTTCGTAAGGATGTTCGTGGGTTTCTTCCAGAACTAATGGAGAAGATTTATAATGAACGTGTAATTTTTAAAAAGAAAATGCTTGCTGCAGAGCAAGAATATGAAAAGACAAAGAACAAAGAGTTGGTTAAAGAAATTGCTCGATGCAATAACATTCAGATGGCAAGAAAGATCCAACTTAACTCAGCTTATGGTGCCATTGGTAATCAGTATTTTAGATATTATAAACTTGCAAATGCCGAAGCAATCACTTTATCTGGACAGGTTTCTATCCAATGGATCATGAATCGTGTGAATTCTTATCTAAACAAGATATTGAAAAGTGGAGATGCAGATTATGTTATTGCTTCAGATACTGATTCTCTTTATATCAATATGGGTCCTTTGGTTGACAATGTATTCAAAGGAAGAGAGAAAACTACTCAAAGCATTGTTTCGTTCCTTGATAAGGTCTGTCAGGTGGAATTTGAAAAATATATTGAAAGTTCTTACCAAGAATTGGCGGATTATGTAAACGCTTACGAGCAGAAAATGTATATGAAACGTGAGTGTATTGCTGAGCGTGGTATTTGGACTGCAAAGAAGAGATATATTCTTAGCGTCTGGGATAGTGAAGGAGTTCGTTATGAAAAACCAAAACTAAAAATCAAGGGAATTGAAGCAATTAAGTCTTCTACACCTGCACCTTGTCGTAAGATGTTAAAAGATTCTTTCAGTATTATGATGAGTGGAACTGAAGATGATATTATTAACTTTATTGATGGTTGTAGGGAAAAATTTAAGAAACTTTCTCCAGAACAAATTGCTTTTCCACGTTCTGCTTCTGATGTTCAAAAATATTCTTCTTCATCCGATATTTACATTAAAGGAACTCCAATTCATGTTCGCGGAGCATTATTATTTAATCATTATATTAAACAAAATAAGTTGTCAAATAAGTATTCTTTAATTCAAAATGGAGAAAAAATTAAATTTGTCTATCTTAAAAAACCAAATATCATTC